TTAAAAGTACATTGTTTTTTGGTAAAGGTACAGAGTTAATATTTACTGCACCTTATTCAGATACAGACTTTGATCCTGCAAATGGTGCAGGTAGTATTGGTCTTAACTCTGAGATAACAGGTCTAAAAGTTTATCGTGATGCACTAATTGTATTTTGCCGTGATAAAATTATGAGGCTAACTGGATCAAGCTCTGCTGATTTTACACTAAGTGCAGTTACAGAAGACCTTGGTTGTTTAAGTGCAGATACGATACAAGAGATTGGCTCTGATATTATGTTTCTTGGTCCTGATGGGCTACGTACATTAAGTTCCACAGAACGTATCGGTGACTTTGGAATTGATGTTGCATCTAAAAATATAAGACCTACAGTAACTGAAATGCAAACTTTTGCACAAAGTTTTTCAAGTACTGTTATTAGAGGTAAAGCTCAGTACAGATTATTTAGTTACGTAAGTGGTGAAACTGTAGATGTAGCTAAAGGTGTACTAGGAACAAAGTTTGTAGATCAAGGTGGTCAAGGTTTTCAGTGGGGTGAGTTAAAAGGATACAAATGTTATATAGCAGATTCTCAGTATATTGGAGATAATGAATTTATAATATTTGCAAATACTGATGGTTATATTTATAGAATGGAAAGTGGTACATCAAGAGATAGTAGTAATATAAATGCAATATATGAATCGCCATTTATGCCAATCACAGACCCACAAAAAAGAAAAACATTTTATAAATTAGATTTGTATATAAAACCATTTGGTGCAGTTAATGTTGTTGCAGGTGTAAGATATAACCAAAATGACAGAGACAAAATACAACCTGCTACATTTACATTATCTTCCAATGCAGGTGGTGGTGGTTTTTACGGAAACAGTACAGCTATATTTAATACGACAACATATGGAGAACCAAGAACACAATCATTTAATAATAATATTGTGGGTTCAGGTAATACGGTAGCATTACGAATAGAAGATAATAGTTCAGATGCGGCATTTTTGTTAGATACAGCAATACTCGAATATGCTGAAAACAATAGGAAATAAAGGAAAGTCTTATGGGTACAGGCTATGTAAGAAATGATACAGCTAATAATATTGCTAATGGTAATGTTATTAATGCTGACGATTTAGATGGTGAGTTCAATGCTGTAGAAGCTGCATTTAATAATAGTTCAGGTCATACCCACGATGGTACTACGTCTGAAGGTGCTGCTATTGAGGTAATTGGTCCTAGTCAAGACATAGTTGCTACAGCTTCACTACTACGTCCTAAAACAAATAATGCTGTCGATCTTGGTACTACAAGTTTAAAGTATAAAGATTTACATATGGCAGGTACTGCAGCCATAGCTACTAATGCTACAGTAGGTGGAACACTAGGTGTAACTGGTGCAACTACTTTAAGTGATACACTGGCAGTTACAGGTAATCAAACTAATACAGGTAATCTTACAGTAAACGGTAACACTACACTTGGTAATGCGGCATCTGATACGGTAACGGTGACTGCTGATGTGGCTTCAAATCTTATTCCTTCTGCTGATAACACTTACGATCTGGGTGCTAGTGGCAGTGAGTGGAAAGACCTCTATATTGATGGCACTGCTAATATTGATACTGGCTCTATTGATACTGCAAATGTGGGAACTTTAGCCGTATCAGGTAATGCATCTGTTAGTGGTAATTTAACTGTATTAGGATCACTTAATGCTTCAATTAGTGGTACAGCAGTTACAGCAGACACACTAACAACTGCACGTACAATTACAATTGCAGGTATAACTGCAGGTGCAGCTAACTTTGATGGTTCAGCTAATATAACTATAACAACAAGTGGTCTTACTCTTGGTGGTACGGCAGTTACATCCACAGGTGCAGAGTTAAACATATTAGACGGTGTTACAGCTTCTACTGCAGAGTTAAATTTATTAGATGGTGTAACAGCAAGTACTGCAGAAATAAACTACATAGATGGTGTAACGTCTGCAATACAAACTCAATTAGATGCAAAAGTTGATGAAACACATACAGGTGATGTTGACATTACTGGTGAACTTGTGGTACAATCTTACAATGAAACATATCAAAGTGTTTCATCGTCAAGTGGTACAACAACTATAAACTGCGAGACTGGTAATGTATTTGCATCAACATTAAGTGAGAATACAACTTTTACCTTTACTAATCCACCTGCTAATAATACAGCATATGGTTTTAGTTTAAAGCTTATTCAAGATGCAAGTGCAAGTGGATATACTGTAACATGGCCTACAACTATAGATTGGCCTAGTAAAACTATACCATCACTTACATCTACTGCTAATGGAATAGATCAGTTTGTGTTTTATACACATGATGGTGGAAGTAATTGGTATGGTTTTACAGCAGGACAAAACTTAGGGTAATATAAAATGAGTAACGTTAAAAAATTAATGATGACTGCAGCAGCAGATGAAGGTGCTGATAATCTTTGGGCAATTGAAAGATATGGAACAGCAGGAACAATATATATTTATTTATTTGCTTCTGATTTAAGTAGTAAAACAGTTTATACTGTGAACAGTTCCAACACTCTTAGTAACTGTGTATTTCCAGGCAACTTAGGTTCAAAATCTCTAGCAGCATCAAAAGATGGCTCATTATGGTTTGCGGTAAAAAACAATCTCGTTTCAAATGAGTATCACCCTGCAAGGTGTAAACTTGACGGCACTATTGAAATGGATGCTAACAATTCAGTTCGTTTGGCTATTGGCGGCAATAGCATGTCAGTCGTTAGCACGGAAGATTATGTCTATTATCATCCAAGAGATACTAATAAAATAATTAGATACCCTGCCGATGTATCTAGTTTAGGAACTTACAGCACCAGTAATGGAACAATTTTAACTGTAAATAATCTTTTAGGTGGAGATAGGGGTCTGACTTATGCAGCAGATCAGGACATACTTTTAGTATACGGAACAAACTCATCAGGTACAGGTAAAATATATTCGGTTGATATGTCTGGAACTCCTTCTCTTTTAGGAACATTAAACTCAGCCAATGGTGGCCTCGTATCTGGAGATTATTACAATTCGACTGCGAGGGGTGGCACATCAGCAGGGAGTTTATTCATGGCTAACAGTCAGTATAGTGGTGATATAGATAAAATGTGGACAGTTAATAGTTCAACTGGCGCAAACTTTTATTCTAATGGCTTTACGCATAATGAATATGCCTATGGTGGATTAACAATTTTGTCTCAGTATGATTACGGTGTTTCTTTTTCATACTATAACAACAGCACTACAAATAGATTGTACACTTTTTCTGCAGGTTCGTCTGCCAACTATCCGTCCAGTACAGGGTATAAATACAGTACCATGATACCAAGTGGCTATGGTACTTACTCAGGATGGGGTCCATCTTGTGCTAATCCTGTTGATGGAAGTTTTTACGTTGTTGGCCCGATGTATGGCGGTGGTGGTTATAATTCAGACGGTAAAGACATAGCAAAATTTGTGGTATCTAGTGGTGCATTAACTTGGAGTACTTCTACTGCACAAAACTATAGTAGTGGTTGGCAAACGAGATCAGGCGGTAGCCGACTATCAATTTGCCATAGCACTCCCGATACTTATAGACAATTAGGCGTATAAAGGAGATAAAAATGCCATATGTAAAAATAACAAACGGCTCTGTTGACCAATATCCATACACGGTTGGCGCATTAAGACGTGATAATCCAAATACTTCATTTCCTAAAAGTATACCAGATTCTACTTTAAATGAGTGGGGTGTATTTTCTGTAGCAAGTTCAACTCCCTCATCTCATAATGCAAATACACAATACGTAACAGAAGGTAATCCTGTTTTAGTAGATGGTGTTTGGACAGGCACATGGGAAGTTAATACTCGAACAACTGAAGAGCAAACTCTCTGGGATAATTCAGCTATTACAGGAAACAAAGCAGTTAGAGATTTTAAACTTGCAGAAACAGATTGGTGGGCTTTGCCCGATACACCAACTATGACTTCGGCTCAAACAACATATCGTCAAGCATTACGTGATATAACTACACATTCTAACTGGCCTCATTTAGAGGATGATGACTGGCCTACTAAACCATAGGGTATAGGATATGGCTGACATTAAACTAACATCAGAAGAAATAGAAACAATGCTAGACAACGCAGCTAGGCGTGGTGCTAAAGAGGCACTACGTTCTATCGGGTTACTTGATAATGATGCACAAAAAGATATACTAGAGATGCGTAACTTGATAGAAGCATGGAGAGATACACGTAGAAGTATATGGAGTACTGTGGTAAAGTTAGCTACAGTTGGAACACTAACATTCATAGCAGGTGCTGTTTGGATGACATTTGGTAAGTAAGGCATAAACAATGAATAATCAATTTAAAAATCCTACATTCGGTGGTTTTAAACCAAATGCAATGCAACGTATTGCAGGAACATTAGGTTATACAGGAGAGATGTCTGGGTTTAATTCTTACCTAGAGCAAAACCCTGATAAGAAAAACCAGATGGATCAGTTTAAACAAGCAGCTATGACGATGGCTAAAGGTGGTGCAGTACAAAAGTTTCAAACTGGCGGCACACCAAACTACATGGGTACAGATTTTAAAAATATAAGTGCTGAAGAAGCAGGATTTAAAGCACCTACTGGTATGTCTACCCAAGGATATGAATTTTATTATAATCCTACCACTCAACAAAGGGTACAAGTAGGAAGTGGTGGATATGAAGTTCCAGAAGGATTTGTAAAAGGTAGTATGTCAGGCTATCAAAATTCTAATCAACAATATTCACCTCAATATAATAATAAAAATAATTTATCATCAAATGCAATGATGCAAAATGCAATGAATCAGATGAATTCATCACAAGCTCAACCTAGTGTAGCCTATGGACAGGAATACTACCAACAACAATCTGAACAAACAGCTAATCAAGCTGCTCAAATGCAACAACAGGCTGCACAGACTGCACAACGAGCACAACAGTATCAACAACAGATTGCACAACAAGGTCAGACTGTACAGCAAAATGCATCAGGTAGTTTTGACATAGTTGATGCTTCAGGTAAAGTTATTAAAACTAATATTGATACTGCTGAACAGGCGCAACAAATGTCTGGGCAACAAGACATAACAATGCCTACTATAGAACCAGACTTAGGTGGCTATGATCCAAGTAAAGGTATGCCAGAGGCATTACCAGAACCAGACTTTGGTGGTGAAGGGTATACACTACCTGACTATGCGGAAGGACAGTTAAAAAATATTGTTACAGGCGGTGCTGATCTTAGTAATATTAAAATAGAAGGTAATACTGTAACATTTGCTGATGGTAAAACAATACAAGCACAAACACCTGAACAAGCTCAAATGATTGTTACTGCTGCAAATAAATATAAAACAGAAGTACAAGACCCATATAAATTAAAACAAGATGCGTATCGTAATTATCTAACAAGTGGTGTAACTTCAGGTGTAACTGGTGATATTGAAAACATTGAACAGGAATTTAATACTGCTCAGTCTAGCTACACACAACTACAATTAGAGTTAACACGTTTAAGTAATCAGGCTAAAGCTAATCCAGACGATCCTTATTTAAAAGAACTTGTAGAAGCTAAAGGTAAAGAGTTTTCTGATGCTAAATTACGTTTAGATCAACTTACTCCTTTGTATCAAGCAGAACAAAAAACTATATCAGATGTAATGACTGAAC